TTGCTGTAATTGAACCAGAGGTTTGACCGCTAACAGGTGTAGGTGGACCTGAATCTTTACCATATTCTAATAAAAAGTTTTCTAGGGTTCTGATGTTTTCAAATTTCATTTGCGTGTTCCAGGCTTAATTGTTGACTTACATAAATTTTCTTAAATTTAGTTAGCAGTTCTAAGAATCCTGCATTTCGTAAAGTTTTAAAAACTAAATTTTCTGTACCAAACTCACCGTGTTTGCTAAGACCTTCTTTACGATCTTCTTTGATCTTTTCCCAAATTTTATTAACAGCATCTATATCGCGCTTACGAATAGCATCGCTGATAGAGTTTACATAACTCTTAGCTTTTGACTGCACATCACTGTCGTCAATCTTTGCTTCTACCTTCTTTGGCTTTGACAACCACTTATGATGCATGATACTAAAAATACCCGCACTAGCATGTGGTTGATCGCTGAACTGGACATATAATTCAACAGGCTGTTTTTTAATAACAATTTCGTGTTGACTGTTGAAGATAGTTTTCTTAGCATCAAAAAAGTTACGCATAAGAGCTTGTTTATCGCTGTCTACTTCAACTACAATATGAAGATCAATATCACTTTTTAATGTATAAGTAAATGCTGCATTACTACCTGATACAGTAATATCTACAACTTTTAAATCTTCAACGTCTAGGAAATCAATAAAAAAGTTTGCAATCTTTGAAAGCCTTTCTGAAACTTCAGGCTTTAGCATATAATTTTCCCAAAGAGAAGGATTGAGTTTGTCGTGAAACTCGATGGCTCCCATTACTCCCTTTAGTTCGCTAATTTTCATTATTTTCCTATCATATTAATGATGATTGCTGTGACCACACTTAACAATGTAGTTACAGTAATTGCCACAATACCTATAATCCAATTTTCTAATTTATTAAGTCGTTCTTTAGTGTCAGTTTTGAACTCGTTAAGTTCGGTGGTGATATTTTCAATTCGCAACATATCTGCGATTATGTGCGCTTCTAGGTTACCTGTCTCTAGATACACTTGAGTCTTTTCTTTAGTTTCTTTATCAGCCATTATAATAGATCCTGTTTACTAAATTCCATATTAACTGTGTTCTTAGTATCAATTGTACCATCGAACAACACAATACCATGTAATTCGTCTGTTAATGTCTGTATAGTATGTACTTCTGCTCGCTCAAATGCAAACTTAAAAATCAGCCTGCACCTGTCAATGTTTGTGCGCCAAAGTTTTCTAGTACCAAGCTGCCGGTGCCATTTAGATAAACAGGTTCATTCATCATAATAGGCATAGCTCTTAGTCCGATAACTTGCACAACACTTTCAAAATCTTTTTGACTATTATCGTTATAATCGCCGGTTCGTGTAATGTCTAGTGTAGTAAACAATGTATAGAATTCGATGTTACCTGTAACAACTTCAGCACTACCCATTGCACCAGATCGTGATGTGTAACTCATGTATGTATCTCCAATATTTTATATTTATCACATCTAGGATTTTGAATAGGTTAAAAATTAAACCAAAAAAAAGCCCCCGACTAGCGAGGGCTTTTTCATTCCTTGGTCCTAAGGAATTATTATACTACGCGGTAGCTACCTGCTGTAACTGTTAAGTTAGCATAACCTGTTGCTGCGCGAACATTTGCTTGAAGGTCTGCTGCTGTAACACCTGGAAGTTCTACTGCAACATACATTACGCGAGCGTTGCCGCTTGCAAGGATTACTGGGTTAGCAACTAGTTGGATTGCCTTAACAACTTTTTCACCTGGATCTGCTGAACCAGCTGTGAAACCAAAGTTTGCAATGTTTGCTGAACCATCTACTTCGTCAACAATAAAGTGAGTTAGCGCACCAGTTAAAAACTGGCCTACTGCTACTGTACCATTTACTCTTGTCTGAGCCATCGTTATTCTCCTAAAATATTATACGCACTTTCGTGCTTGTATAAGTTTATTTATCAAAAAAAGAAACTTTGATTTAGATTAGGGCCGACGGCTGGCCCAATAAGCAGCTAAAGCACCAATACCCGTGCCCAGGTTCTGTGCGCCCACTGGGGTGGATAACTTGTTAGCAAGAGCTGCTGTAGCTGCTGCGGCAATAGCATCGTTGGATACATCCTTTGGAGGTGCAGCAATATCAGAATTTACATAGTTGCGATCCTTTAACATATCAGTTAATGGTACTAATAATTCAGATCCGCGGCCAATCTTTCTAAACTCTTGTGTAACTTGAGCAACTACTAACTGCTTTTGTATATTCTTTAAGTTACGCCAATCGAGAATTAACCGTCTCCAACGCTTATAGCGACTATCAGTAATTTTTAATTGTGTTTCAAATCTAAACAAGTTAGTGTATGCATCATTACTAGTAACAAATCCATTAGACATGTCCATAATAAAACGCCAATGCATCTTAGGCTGGAACTTTAATCGTTCAATATAATCTTTACTGCTGGAATTTTTCAAACTTACTTGTTTGTTTTGAGGATTAGACACAGTATATGCTAGCAGGTATAAATCTGTAGCATGGGTTCTAAACAATGAATACCCACCATATTGTACTGTTTTCTGAGCATAGGTCAAACCGTAGTCTACAGTTTCATCGTCTAAGGTAAGCATGTATGTAACTAGAGTAGTTAGATACAAAAGATTAGCAGCGTCTTTGCCGTCAATCTCAGCAAAGTTTCTGCTGTATCTGTATAGCCTAGACTCGGTTAATACCTTGTCAAGTAACAGAAATTCCATTACTTACTCCCGGGCTTACCTGAGCCAAAGTTTAGTCTGCTAAACTCTAAACGGTCAACAAGTTTAAGTGCATTACCAATACGGTCAACAGCAACAAAGCCTTCTTCGTTGGTAGCTACAAATGCATCACCTTCTTGTTTAAATGTAGGAATTTGGCGAATCTGTTCTAGCTTACGAATTAGTCGTACTTTTGCTTCAATGATTTTTAAGTATAGATCATATACTGCTACAATTTCAGGCACATGCTGTCTAATAAACTGCACACCCTGTGTTAGTTGCTCAGTAGCAGCAGATTGCTTTTCAGCAGTCTTGTATCCATCAATTTTTTTCTTCATAAAGTCTATGTACTTTTGTACAAAGCCTTGTGCAAACTTTTCAGGTGCGTCAAATGCACCAGCGCGAATATTATTATTGACATGCGCTTTAAGTTGCTGTATAAAGTCAGGACCTATAACTTCGTTGCCTTTTTCAAGCCAACTAAATGTTGCAGCAGGAATACCTTTGAGATAATGGTCGGCTTCGCTGATAGCTTCTATTACACTTGCACTTTCTTCAGATGTTAGAGTAACTGTACCGCTAAGATCTTGGATACGAGCATCTCGGTGCCATACACCTGGAGTATTACCTAGTTGACTGCTATCAAAACCAAATGTTGCAGTAGTATCAGCTAATGTAGGGCCGCCTGGATATTCTGTATGCCATACAATGCCCATTTCGGCGCTCATAATTTGTCTAGCCAGGTCGCTGTCCTTTGGTACTGCATACACGATTGTGTTTGGTTGAAATGTAATATATTCCACGCCGTCAATGTTAGCTTCCTTAAGGTCGCTGCGTGTGAACAGCATATCACCCTGTACAACAGTATTCCATTTTAGCTTACTGAGATTTTTTAGGGCAACTATTAACTTTTCTTGCAGACCTTCAGCAGGATGATTTGCCTTGATATCAGCAACAGTGAAATTTAGCTTTGGACTTTTAGCAAATACGCCCTTAGTTCCAACAAAGAACTTTCCTGACTCAGGGTCTCGGCCAGCAACTACCGCTGGAGCGCCATCCCACTTAGTGGTCATGCTTACTGCACCTTTGCTGTGACCTTCTAGCATTTCATGCAAGCTATATAGATAGTCAATAGCTTCTTTAGCGCCGGCAAAACCTTTGTTAAAGATATTATCTTCTAGATGCTCAAGGTGAGTGTTCTTGCCTTCAGCCTCAGCTACTAGACTTTCACTAATAATTTCTGTTATTAAAGGTTTTGAAATTTCAATAAAACGCATCTTAGATACCTGCTTTAATTTTTATATCAGCTAGTTCTTTTGACATGATGAATACATAATCAGAAACACTTTCATCAATGCGAACTACTAAACCTAAATCTTTCCATGTTAAACCAAAACTTTCTAGCATGTTATTAATCTCGTGGTATGCACTCTGTGTTAGCATACGCTCGCCTGCTTTGGCTTGAGCTAACCACTGAGGATGAAGTTTGCTCACATCGTAACCTGCTTGTGCAAACTTTAGAATTTTATCAGCAGCGTATGCGCCGCTGTCTTTATCGCCAGCTGCCAGTTTTTTCATATCAGCTTGCAACGATGCAATTGTTTTAGGAGGTAAAGCCTTTGCGCCTGCGGCAGGTTTTAATGTACGCATCTGTTGTTTAGAAACCTCAAAGCTATCTGCTCCTTGAGGCACTTTGAGGCCACCGCCGGCAAATCTACTAGTAGGTGCTTGAGGTGCTTGAGGTGCTTGTGCATTACCTTGTGCAGGTGCTGCTGGCTCTGCTGCGGCATCGTCAGGTTGACCATCACCGTCTGTGTCCTTAGGACGAACAAGTGCAGCAACACCACGACCCAGAGCCGAGCCAATCTTTGCACCAATCTTTTGTGCGATGCCTGCTTTTGGATCTAAGCCTTGTGCAAAAGGGCCGCCTAGCTTTTGACTAATTTTTTGGCCCATTGAGGGTTTTAGTGGCTCGCCGCTATCATTTGCACCGTGTTTATTCATAAGTTGACGGTTCAACATACCTTTAGCTTCGCCTTTAGTAGGATGAACCCACTTTCTTGTTTGAGCGTTATAGGTATAACCAGAATCTTTAGTGCCATTCTTAAGACCGGTTGAAGCTGCTTGCGGTACAGCAGTAGGCTGTGCTGGAGCATTCGTCTGTGGCGTTTGCATAAATGCTTTAGCAGCGGCAGCACCTCGTTTAAATAGATCTAAAGGCGCTTCGTCAATGTTTTCAATTTCATGTAGTCGCATCATCTTCTCCGGATTGGCTTTCTCGAATAATTTTCTTTATGCCCCTGGAGAATTTTGCGCTGTCGCGGCCTTTGATACTGTTAATCAATCTATTGGTTAGATCTTTAGCAGTTTCATCGTCGTAGTATCTGTCGATTTGTTCTAGTAGATTGATTGCACTTCGGATAACATGTTCACCGCGGTTTTCCACTACATGGTCACGGTCCCTATCAATTGAAATCTGATTAAGTTCTTCTAGAATACTTCGACTGCGTCTCACAACGGTCTCCAAGTTTTAGTATTAAGTATATTTATCACTTTTTACCTTTAATGAAGTCCATTAACGCAAGGCTGGAATTAACTGTTTCCTGTGCTTGTGGTTCTTCAGCTTTAATAGCACCACTACGCTTTAACTGCTCAACTAGGCCTTTGGTTGAAACAGTATTAGCATCCTCTTCACCTTCTTCTAAATCTTCAATTCGTAGTGTATCTGGGTTAAATTTAAGGTCTACTTTACTACCAACACCGCTACTGCTTCTTGTTTTCATAAACTGAATTTGATAACGTCCGCGCTCACGCATAGCATTACTGGTAAAGATACCAATAACATTATCAGATGTGTTAATTTTACTGATACCGCCAGCAATGTGACTGTGGTCAAATTCAATTTCTTCTACTGCTGCACGATTTAGCTGTGATGCTGTTACTAACAGTAAGTTGCGCTCTACTGCTAGGTTACGCAATTCTTCACTCACATATTTGTCCTTAACGAACAAGTTCTCTGCGCTGATCTTTGCAGCAATGGGCATCATGAGATCTAAATAGTCCACTAGTAGTGCATCTACTTTAACGCCACTTTGGATTTCATACTCGCGCAAGAATGCACGGATGTCGTTGGCAGTAATACCGCTGGGCATCTGTTTAACACGAAACTTACCGGCGCCTTTACCTTTCATACGCACCTTAAGATCAACATCTTCAATATTACGCATGATTTCGCGAGCGGCATGACCACTTACCATACTGTCTAGTCGCATACTAATAAGTTGCTCACTAAGTTCTAGACTGATGTAAACAACATTAAGTCCTGCAAGACTCCAGTTAACACCAAAGTTTTGCAAGAACAAACTTTTGCCTGCGCCGGAGCCACCAGCGAATACAGTAATTTCACCTCGGTTAAGGCCGCCGTATAACTTCTGGTCAATGCCTTTCCACCCTGTGCTAATTGCACCAGCTTGCTTCTTGATCCACTCAAGTCTTTCCTTGGGGTTTTCAAAATAGTCTAAGCCCAAATCCTTTACGAGCCCAGTTTGTACTGCTGCCTTAATCTTGTTTTCTACTTCACCGTAGTTTTGCTTTTCTAGTAAGTCTGTACTTTCAATGATTGCTTTTTCTAGGGCCTTGTGTCTACAGAAAGTTTCAAACTCATCCATAAACCAGTTTTGATGATCTGGTGTTACATTCTGTATTACTTCTATATCAAGCCCGCCAATAGCATTGATTTGTTCTAGTGTAGGGATACTGTTATATTTTTCACTGTGATTCTTTAAAAGTTCAACTGTAGTTTTAAACTTACGATTAAAAAACTCTGGTTTGATAATATTTTGACAACGAGCAAATAAGTCAGCATCGCTGATTAGAAACTTTACAAAAAGTTCCTGTACATCATCTGTATATTCTTTTATTTCGCTCATTGCATTACACCCTTGGCCTGTAAATAATTATATATGTATCTGTAAATCTTTTTATGTCCTTGCTTACTTGGATGCCTATCAGTAGGAGATTCAACATCGTTTTCATCAAGCAACACATGACTTATTGGTCTGAGAGTTGTTATTCTGTTTTGATCCATTAGCTTAAAAATTTCTTTAACTCTCAAATTAGAACAATCTTTAGCTATTACTTCTGGGGAACATTTATTACTCATACAAGTAATAAAATATTCAACATTTTTCTTTTCTAGATATGATGTAAGAGCAAATAACTTTTCAAATAATTCATTTGCTATTAGATCATAATTTAAGAATAAGTTTCTATAAGCGATCGGTGTCTTAGCTCGCCTAGCTACATCATCGATATCAATAGTTTTAGAATCTGTTGCACTATCATCAAGTAAAGGAGCGTCATGAACTACGCCTGCATAGTGCTGCACAACATTGTCAAAATATTCAAATCTATAAGGATCCGTTAATTGTATAATTGCTACCCAGTTTGAAGGATCTTCTACCTTATTAAAAAAATCAAAAGTTCGTCGCAACATTCTCAAATTACTGCCTCCAGCCCAGGATTCATTAACAAATTCGCTGAAATGATTTCCTAGGTGGCCTGCCCAGGTCCAACTACAGGGTTGGGCATGATAAGCTCGTAAGATTTCTGTATTGTGTGCATCGTCGTCGGGGACGTGGCCATAGGTGAAACTACATCCGTTCGTATATAATTTATTTCTCATAACATCTTTGCTTTTACTTGTGCTTTAATCTTATTACCTGTTGCATGTTTAATAATGCTGGCTACTGTGAGTAAACGACCGTACTTGTTTGCTGCATCTGTAGCGTCCTTAACACTATCTTCCCAAGGAGGGAAACTTACTTCCCAACCCAATGCTAATGCTTCGTCAATTAGTTCTTTACCTGGTTCGTCTCTGTCAGGGCAAAGTATAATCCTATTGCCCAGCTTGCTAATTAAATGTGCTTGTTCTGCTGTAACATGGTTGCCTAATACTGCAACGCCGTCAATCATTATAGCGTCAAACACCCCTTCAACAACAATTACCAATTCACGCTTAGTGTCAACGAATCTATCAACATTAAACACATAGCCGCTGGTCATTTTATGCAAATACTTTGGTGTTTGCTTGTCAGGCGGACTAATGTGTCTAGCTGTCCAGCCTACTAGTTCACCATTATAAGTGAACGGCACTACTAGTCGTTTAGTATATAACGGATCATTGTCAAACCAAAGGAGAGGGTATAAGCCGTATATACCTCGATCCTTTGCATACTGTTTAACTTCATGCGTGTCGGGGAGATCTTCAAGCATCACTGCATCTTCGGGCAGATCAACTACTTCAAACTTATTTAGACTATAAACATAGTTTTCAATCTCTTCGTTTTCAAGTTCTTCACTGTATTTCAACAGATCCATCTGAGCGTCGTGAATCTGTTTTTGATCTGCGCCCAAGCGAGTTGCTAGATCTCTATAACGCTTGCCCAAGCCGGGGGTAGGACTCCAACCTGTGGTATATTTACAGTTAAAACAGTTGTAAGAAATCTTTGCGCCGCTGGTTATGATACCAGCTCGCTTGCGCTTGTCATTGCACATCGGGCAGTCAAAGGTCATCCAGCCACTAGGAGTACGAGTAGTCCTAATAGGCAAATTATCTAATAATAATCTATGTACTTTTTCTACTACTGTGTCAACTGACATAATTCTTATATTCTATCCAGCGATGAAACATTCCAACCTCGCGGCCAAATGCTTCTACTTCCCATGGGCTATCAAAGTACTTATGTTCATTACGCTTGGGCTTCCAAATATTTCCTTCCCATAGCGTATGCAATGTTTCACCCTTTTTATCCTTCGTAGGTGCAAACTTTTTATAAAGTTGGTTTTTAGCATACTGCTTTAGATGTACCATTTCATGAGCAAGCGTCTTAAAAATGTCATCGTCGTCTTTCTTATTTCTAAGCTGAATTGTGAAGAATCGAGGATTCTTTTTATCATCCTCACTGATCATCATACCTTCAAATTCTAACGATCTTTCTATTTCAATATCTAATTCGATAGACCTAACCATCCGAGGATCAAGCAAAATGTTCGCATAGAACTCTGCTGCTTCAGATAGATCTCTGATTAGCTTTTTGTTCTTAGTACCATAAACACTTATATCCATGCCAATGTCCTGCTGTGGGTTTATAATACATTATAGCATCTTACGATAAAAAGTCAAGAAAAAGTGCCGGGGGCGCCGGCACTTAGTTCTGAAGAATATTAAGAATTAAAATTCTTCTTTGGCTTCTTCAACTACTTCGTGAACCACATTTTGTGATTGGGAAATAGGTTGGGGAGGAAATACTGTTGGTTCTTTAGCTGATTCGCCCTTGCTAACTGTTAGGCCTGCTAGTAGGCCAACAAACGCACCAATAATAGTATTAAATGCAGGGTTGATGATTGCAAGAATATCTTTATTATCAATCTGTTCGTTTGGCATAAAGATACCAACCAACAATACAAACACCACTGCTACAAGGATTGTACTTAGAATTGTGATCACAATTCTTAGAATCCAGTTAATTAACCTAGCTCTTTCTAATTCAATTTTATCCATTTGACACCGCCTTTAATTTCTTAGTAGGATTTTATTTAATGTTCCGTCTGTGTCGTCTGGTGTGTGAGTTACACGAATCCAATTGCAGTTAACATTAAATGTATGGTGCGTAACAACACTACTGTTGCTAAGTGCTATTGTTTCAACATTGAACCAATCGCTACTAGCATCGTCGATATCAGGAACACCAAGCAAACAACTTGCTTGAATTGTTATATTCCCTGTATACTGTGTGGTATAAAATGCAATACTATGTTGGGCGTTAGGGAAATTACGTTCTAAGTTACCATAAAATGCGCTACTCACAATAACATTAGATGTATCGCCTAACATTGTATTTGCTGTCTGTGTAAAAGTGGTTTCCGCTTGTGTAGGAACCGGCTCTTCTCCAGTTTGATCTGTGATCTCAATATCAAATCTAATGTTGTTATTTTGATCGTTATAAACTGGCAAATTCTCATTTTCTTGTGTACTGCGGGTAACATAAAGTGTATATAAACCAGATTCAATATTTGCTAAATCAGCTTCTTCAAGTACTAACTTTACTTTACCCACATCAGATGTATTAACTAAGGGCTTGGTAAAAATTCTGCGTTTTGTAGTGGGATGAATCATGTATACACGCAAAGTATCAGAAAATACATTCTGTAGTCTGCGGTCTCGGTCCCTTATATTAAACAAAATTGTATTTGTTATACCCTTATGGGCTACCAACTTTCTTAGGTTCATAGGTCTGTTGTCCACATAAATATTATCCACAGTGACTACAAGCTCTATTACATCATCATATAGGTATAGTTTTTGGTCACCGTAGCTGCTCATAACAGTATTTATCACATTTGACAGCGATTCAAAATCTGTATAAGTTAACAGAGCATTTTTGGTAAATAATTTTAATGATTAATAAAAATAACATTAGTAACTATAACGAGCTAGAATTTCTAACTGGAATTTCATACTGCGGGCAGGAATATTTAGGCATTGTTGTAAATCACGACAACAGCATTATTACATTTTATGACGTAGATGCTATGCCTACAATACAAGTTAAAAAAGAATTTCTAGAACTAGGTGAAGTCTGGTGGTGGGAAAGTAACAGACAAATACCTATAGATGTATTTCTACACTATGAAATGCGAACTTTCCGCCCCTACCTAAAGACGTTTACTTATAAAGATGTTGAAATATTGTTTGGCCCAGTTACAAGCCTACAAAACTTATTAAAGAAGCGCATCAAACGGCGCAGTATTCAATTGATACGCAAAACGCCCTAGGCGTAAATAGATTGCGCTTTCTCACAAATTAAATTCATCTGTACAACAATAGCCACAGCATATGCAATTGCGTGACTGTGCTTAAAATAATAGCTACCATCAGTGGGCTTAACCCAAACCTGTTTGGTAATTTCGTTCCAACTCTTACCAATCAAATGTTTTTTGCCGGGGCGAATAATTGCAAGAATCATTGCTAACTGCTCAACACTAGTAGGCTTATATTGAGCTAAGATATTAGAGTAGTTGCTAATATGAAATAGCTGACTTACAAATTCTTCATGTTCAAGTAAGTCCCACAACGGTTCAATATTCATTAACTCTGTGATATGTGCTTCATCCCTAACATCTTTATAAATGCCGTTATTTAGAACGTCTACTTTAAACCACCCATCTTCTTCAGCAGTTTCATATTCAATGCTGCTAAATCCTTCTAAAGGAAAGGATGGTATAGTTTGGAAATACACACCAGTATTATGCTTTGAATAAGTGCCGTCTTCGTGTTTAATACTAGCAGGTGTATGATTAACTAACCGCAAGAAGTCCTCACGGTTAGCCATATCAATATCTACGTCAAAATCAATTTTTGTTGTCACTGTTCTTAATCAGTTCATTTAATTCATCTGCTGCAACACGAATAGTTTTAGCAAGGTTAATGCCAGATTCTGTTACATATTCGCGCTCAACTAAACGAGCAATCTCGTGAAGTCTAATTACAGCCTCATCATTCTTTGTCATAAAATTTCTCTAGTTATGAATCAATCTTTATTATCGGCCCAGTACTCATCGAGCATTGGGAAATGTTCTAGCACAATCTTCTTGCATTGTTCAGCAATAATCATATGCTCTTTTTGTGTGCCATTTGATGCCCGTAGGTCAATGTAATGAATCCAGCTACGCAAACTACCTGCCATGTAAAGTGTGCTTTCAGTTAAACCCTCTGGCAATACAGCGCGAGCCTGTTCCTTGGCAATACCTTTATCCAACGCCCACTTGTATGCGGCTTGGGCGGCATTACGAACCTTTGCTTGTTGCATATGCCAATCTTCCTGTAGTGCAGGATCGTTTACATCAACTGAGTTCTGACGATTCTTTTCATCTTGTAGTCGTGCTTCACGATCGCAGCCAATGTTCTCTGCTACAGCATAACGCTGACTGAATTCTTGGAATGCAAAGCTACGGTGACGTAGAATCTGTCGTGCAATATCACGAGTGGTTTTAATTTCCATTGTGATATGCACCATCTCAAACGGACTCCAATGCTTGTGCTTAATCAAATACTTTAACAGCTTTGGTGCAGTCTGTGTATTGCTTTGGTTAGCAGGATTGCTTACTCGGGCTGCATATGCAACCAAGTCACCTGGTGTATGACAATCCGTAATAGCACTGGGCTTAGTTACGCCAATTAAATTTACTTCACTCACTTTTTACCTCGGTTTAATCTGTGTGTTAAATTAACAATCTTTCTCTGTAGTGTAGGCTCCAAGTCATCTGCAACTTGGACATAAAACAGTAATGCTTCTTGAATAATATCTAGATCTTCAATACTAAAAATTGCTCTGGGTTTCTCGTTAGTCATTACTGTTATCCTTATTATTGTCCCAACGGTCGCCCTGGACATACAACTTATAGTCTTCAATGTCAATGATGCCGTCGTTATTTAGATCTTCGGGATTTTCCCAGCCTAGTTCTTCCCAACGCTTTGCAGATTCATACAGCTTATAGTCATCTTCGTCAATATCGCCATCGCCATCTAAATCTTCGGGGTTATCCCATCCCTTATCTTCCCAACGCTTTGCAGATTCGTATAACCGATGGTCATCTTCATCAATGTCGCCATCGCCATCTAAATCTTGAGGATTGTCCCACCCTGATGAGGCAGCGTCCCAACGATCACCTGCATTATATAACTTAAAGTCATCTTCGTCAATGTCGCCGTCGCCATCTAGGTCAACGCCTTGTTTGGCTTTCCATGCGGCAAAGCCCGATGCTGCTGGTGCTGCTTTTGTAACAACCCGTTTTACTACTTGAGGTGCTACAGGTGCAGGTGTGGTGAAGGATTCATCTAAATCGTAAGGTGTTACATCAAATGTTGGCGTTGCATTTCTAATAGTTGTGATATATCCCGCAGCGGAGATAGCCTGAGCACGAGCAACTGCTTCACGATAATCGATGTATTTGCCATCGTCAAACCACCACCAACGATCAAACACCCACTTTGCTTTTCTGCGATATTCTACAAGCCAACGATCGTCAACTTTACCAACACGCACTTTTGTAATAGGCCATTTGATTACTTCCAGACCTATATCTTTAATTGTTAAATTCTCTTTCATAAATTATACCCTCAAATTCTAGCGGCTTCACAGGCAGACTTAACTTCTTCTACTTCTTCGGTATTCTTTGCAAAAACCTTGAACCAGAATTTGGCATCAATAATATGATTTATCATCTTGATTTGTTCGTCGTTAAATCTTGTGAGTAGTTCCCTACCCGTGTCGCTCAAATATAGCAACCAAGGAGATATCTTAGCTGCCCTAATATCATGTACTGCTCTAGGTGTACTAACTATTTTAAAATAGTCCTGCCATTCAGCATCATTGTCTTTAGACCATTCAGCTAGATATAGTACACTTCGTTCTAATGCTCTAATCCCTGTTTCTTTTTTAACATAGTCAAGTAAGAACTCGTCATATAAACTATCCTTGCTCCAATCAGCAAGTTTCTTACCATTTTTAATCAACCATTCAGCAAATTTTTCTGGCTCTAAATATTCATTACGCACACAGCTACGACCAAACTTCACAAATGCTTCATAGTATTGACTACGAATAAAATCTTCCATACTTTTTGGTTTACTAGATGTAGTACTTAGCTCATAAAACATTTGAAACACACGAAGGCCTAGCCGCACATGTGTCATTTCTCTATCCGCCCAGCGGCGTTTCTTAGGACACATGTGGGCAGAAAGTGTTCGCTCATTGCGAAACTCTTTTTCGCACCACTTGCAGGTGGTGTCACTTTCCAAAGATGTCTGCAATAGTTTTGTCATCATAGCCATGTGCTTTCGCTAGTTCTTTTAAATCTTCTCTAGTATTTAACATCAAGAACAGTTCTAAATCATCCCTTTTAAAGTTTGGATATATACTGTAAACAAACTCGCTGAGTTTATCCTTCTTCTTTTTACTGTTAGGCGGTTTGATATAAGGATGGAATTCTACTTTACCAGAACCGGCTGCTGTCATTAGTAACCACTGTAGTTCTGGGTGCTTACTAACATCGCTAAAGTTTTTGTTAACAAGTTCATTGACCATAAACAAGTAATGAGCAGCATTGCGTCCTTGTGCGCTACTAGCATAGCGCATCATCATCCAAGGTACAAATGCTTTCTTCTGTTCATCGGTCAAGCGACTATAAAAGCCTCTGTCCTTTTTGTCCAGAGCTGCCATAATATCTTTTAGAGCAATAGCAGGTTCTTTTTTAGTTTTCATAGTTCAATATCTAAATCTACCTGTTCCCACGGCAAATGGTCTTTACCAAAGTGTCCGTAGTTTGTAGTATCTGTTAATTGTACACTAAACAGGCCGAACTTGTCAATGATTCCTTTTGGGGTAAGGTCAACATTTTTTAGAATCCAATCAGTTAGTGCGCGACTGTCGCCGTTGCTCTCAACATAAAAGCTCATTGGTTCTTTAACACCGATTGCATAGCTGACTTGGCATGTGGCCCAATCTGCATGTCCACTTGCCACAATGTTCTTAGCAAGGTAGCGCATCATATAAGCGGCGCTGCGATCTACTTTGGTAGGGTCCTTTCCACTAAAAGCACCACCGCCATGAGGACTATAGCCGCCGTAAGTATCGACGATGATTTTTCGTCCTGTGAGGCCCGCATCACCATCAGGGCCGCCAATAACAAAACGGCCAGTAGGATTAATGTAAAACTCAGTGTCATTATCAATTAACTCCATTTCAGGCATAGATAGTATAAAGCTCTTTACGCTAGCACGAACTTCGTCGATGGTGATCCAATCTGCATGTTGCGTACTGCACACAATCTTTGCAATGCGTACAGGCTCTGCACCGTCATTGTATTCAATTGTTACCTGCGACTTTGCATCTGGTCCCAACCAATCTGTACCATTCTTTCGATGGCGGGTAAGCATTTCAACAATGCGATGACTTAGATAGATAGCCAAAGGCATATAGTTAGGTGTTTCACGACAAGCATAGCCAAACATAAGACCCTGGTCGCCTGCTCCAAAGTCATCTGTGCCTAGTGCGATGTCTGCACTTTGTGGATGCAACTCGTTATAGATCTTCAGCTTCTCCCAATGGAAGCCATCTTGCTCGTAACCGATTTCCTTAACAGTATTGCGTACAATGTCGGC